TCTAATACCGCTTCAATTTCTTGCAGTTGATTAAAGCGTTGTTCTGTTTCGCCTGGCAAATTGCTCAAGGCCTTTTCAACATTACCACGAATTTTAACGTCAGCTTTAGCTGCATTAAGTTCGCCTTCATAATAATCAATAAAGGCTGGGATTTCTCCCAAATCTGCTACTATTCGATTATACCACATTGTCTAATACCTCAGTAAGCCATGGAAAAGTTGTACGCCATGATTGGTTTCTACGTCTGTCTAATTCATCTAAGTATGTACGCAATTTAACTATTTCATTTAGATTTTTGTCTGCAGATGTAACCTGCGACTTTATACCTGCCATGTATTTCTTTGCTTCTTCCAGCGACCAATCACCAGTGGGCATGGCCGACAGTATAGCGTCAAAATGCTGTGCAAAATAATTCCTACCAAAGATGTCGGGATTCAAATAGGACGGTTCTGTTACTGTCATAAAATATTGTCCAATTTTTCTTGTTTGCCTCTGTTGGTTAACATACTTAATTAATTCAACTGTCGACGGAATTGAAAGTGCCGATAGAGTTTGATTTACATTTAACGTAATCCAACGCTCACTGACTAAAAATTCAAAATTTTTGCGCCACTGCTCTAAATCAAGTCCATGTCTAATATACTCTTGCTCTGCACCCCAACAATCAATGCTGGCAGTTAAATCAAATCTCTTAATTTTTCTTTTACTTACTAAATCTTTAATTCTGTAAATTTGCTGTTTAAACTTCTCTGGATCTATCATTAGGTTACTTACAATGTTAAATTCCAGATCTGCATTAACACGATTATACAAGAAATCTAAACAAATGTCAAATTGTTGTTGATAAAATGGTTCCCCACCTAATATATGTAATCTGCGTATGGTTGAATAATTATCATCCATCCATTGCCAAAACTTTTCGGTTATCTCGCTGAATCTATTGTGTTTTGTTGTGTAGTTGTCAATTACCAACCCATTCTTTTCAAATCGTCCAAACTTTTTATTTTCGTGTTGTATTTTACTACTGAATACATCTGAACAATAGATACAGCTCATATTACACACGTTGTCAAAATATACTTCAACAATCCTGGGAGTCACAGTAACAGCATGTGGGTCATGGTCTAATTCTGGCGGAGTTAAATCCGGAATCTGTAGATGTAACATACGATCACTTGATCCACCTGCGTCTTCAATTTTACGACAGTACTCGCATCCACCTGCAGGCCACTGGCCATCGAGCATGAGTTCTCTATCGGCAATCTTTTTTGGTGTGTTATGAAACGATTTAAAATCGTCTACATCAAAGTCAGTTTTGCCAACCCTATGGCAACTATTAGTTGTGCCATTGTATAGATAAACCGTACTCCAAGTCCATTTAAGTTGGCAGGCGGTTTCTGTTTTAATTGGAAAATACTTATTCATTGATCCAGTTGATAAAATGATTGGGGAATATTGATAAATTTATATTTCTACGGTGAGCAAATTCATTTACGTATGCTTTTAGTTTTGTTCGTTGTTCTACAGTTGGCTCTACTTGTAGAGTTTGCTCAACTCCTGTTAATTTGGAATACAAATCTTTACTAACAGGGTCCAGTACGCTGGCACTTAGATAATCTGGATCTGTACATAAATTGACAATATCTCGGGCGGTACCAAACTCTTGTCGGAATTGGTCGAGCCCGTGGATAGTTAAATTACTAACCACTGTACAAAATCTATAATTAAATCTTTTTTGTATTAATTCTAAATTACTTAAAAAATTGGCCCAGGTATTTCCGTAACGGTTAAACTCGTAAAATTTATCTGTATTCTCAGCACTGATTGTAAATGTCACTGTGTCAGGCAAGGTATCTAATATTCGTTCTAATCTTTTTGTATCGACACCGAGTCCAGTGAATATATCCACAGGGCCATGTAAACTATCAACTAACTCGGCCAGGCCATTGTATAAGAACGGCTCTCCACCAGTAATTTCAATTTGCTGGGCTGTTTTAATATTACGCAACTCGTCAACAATTAACTGATAGCTGTCGCTGGACTTAATTGCTCGTTGCCCTAACTTTAGCACAATCTTGTCATTGTTATTGATACGATAGCGTTCCTCGTCTAAATAAGGGCCGTTGGTGTCAATATCACGCAACCAGGCTGTACTATATTGTTTACAACAATAGCTACAGGTTAAATTACAATCACTGCCTAAATTAATGTGTAGTGTAGTAGGATCTGCTGTTGTGTGAGTCTGCTGGTCAGACCCCATTGATGTTCTACGACTTGGTAGGCCAGCACGTTCGGCACGCCAACAAGTATCTTCGCAACTGGCCACCGGAAGACCGTTGAGCATCTGCTCACGTTCTTTTTGTAGGGTAGGAGTATTAAATAGTTGCCCAGGATTAGATCGTAGCCAGGCTAAATCAATTTTTTCAGGAGTAGCCGCACAGCAAGAAGCCATAGAGCGGCGTTCGGGCTCTATGGTCAACCACCAAAACTTTTGAGAACAATAATACTGATTCTCAATAATCGTCTTCGACATCCTCTTCTTCGTCTTCGTCCTCTGATGTATACTCTTTCATAGCACGTTTTAATATGCTATCAGTAGTACCAAACTCTTTGAGTTCCTGGTCGCCTAACATATCAACCATAACACTCATTAAGTTATCAGCGGCTTCTTGACGGTCCTTTTGAGGAATATATTGTTTTAAGATTATATATACTTCGCTTAATACGTCAACATCGATACTCATTCTGTAACTTCCTCTTTTTTAGATTTTTTAACAGATGGTGTCGCTTCTTCGATTTCTTCAACTACTTCTTCCACTGCGTCTTTGTGTGGATTGTTTACAAAATCGGCCATGATTTTATCCAATGAACTGTCTTCATTACGTTCCCATGCTTTACGGAACTGTTTAATAACAGTACCATCTGCCAGAGTGTATTTAAGACTATTTCCATCTTTTTGCAACAACCCCTTGCCTTCAAACAAGTCTACCAAACCTGAGTATGGATTCATACCTGTTTCGTAAGGAATTTTAATTTGTACTGATTCAAAAGGTTTAGCATAGCGTGTTTTCATAATTTTACAAGCGGCACGAATACCTTTAACTTCTGAAATCTTATTACCTTCGTCGTCCTCTTTTAACTTTAATTTACGCATAGCTACAACAATACTGGAAGCGTAGATAAAGCCCTGTCCACCTGAGATCTTATCATCAGGATCAAACATGTCTTGACTTGCATAGGTGTGGTTTGTACAGATTAAACCAATATTTAAACTACCAAACATATTTACACAGTTACGAACAAGTGCTGTAAGTGCTTTAGGCTTACGACCCATGTCACCTTTTAAGTCACCTGCTTCGAACTGATTAACATCTGTTGGAGTAAGCATCATACCTAACGAGTCTAATACAAATAAAACCTTGGGACGTTGATCTTCTGGCAATGCTTTATATTCTTTAGTAAAGTCATTAATAAGTTTAGCAACGTCGTCGATCATTGCCACGTTAAGTTTAAGCAATTTGTCCTCAGAAGTGTCAACCCCAAGTGCTTTTAACCATGGCTCATCAAGTGCGTTTTCTGTATCGACTAAAATAACATAAATGCCTTGTTCTTGTGCATTCTTAATTAAGTTACCTGAACAAATAAATGATTTACCTGCGCCAGACTCTCCAGCAAATACAGTAACTTTACCGAGCGGAACACCTTTGTGAAAGTCGCCGCTGATTAGATAGTTAAGAGCATAGTTGTTTGTTGAGATCCAGTCAGTTGGATCTGTAAATCCTACGCTAATGCCATCAATGCTTTTAGTGATACTTTTGCGAAACTTTGATACGTCAAATGGTTTAGTAATTGCCATGATTAATTTCCTTCTTTAAGTTTATATAATTCTGTAAAAATTTTACTGCTATCTAAATTACGTCTTGCATCTATCTCCGACAAACGTTGCCAAAACGTTTTCATATCTTTAGTAAAAGGACTACGAATATGTGCTAACAAATTTCTGTATCCATCCTCTAATAAGAATCCGGGTTTATCTGCAATACGTTTATTCAATTTTTCTTCAACTAAGTTTAGCACAGATTCTGGTAAATGTCTACAGTCAATCCACTCAGGTTCCACGATTGTGGTTAAAACAAAAGCGTTTGGGTGAAAATCTTGTGCCATAAAATAGTCGATACAATCGAAAACAGAAAAAGTATTGAGTATACACCAAACCATATTAAATGTAATCTTGTGTGGCAGTTGTTTGATTGTTTCTAAATTTTTTAGAAAATCCTGCCAAGAACTACCATAGCGTGTGTATTCAAATTCTTTATCTAAATTTTCTATGCTCACAGTCCAGTGTACATTTTTAAATTGGCAAAGCAACTCAAGTACATTGGTGTCTGTGGAACTTAAATTAGTGTTTATCCTAATATTGACCTCAGGATTTTTTTCTAATAGGATTTCTAATAATTGCTCGTTCTCTTTAATAAGCATAGGTTCGCCACCGGCCAGATAAACATTTTTAATTTGGTGTGCGTTATTAAAAATATATTCTTTTAATTGTTTGAATTTTTCATCTGGAACTCGATCTATCTTTACACCTAACTCGCTGGCCCATTTACTGCTAAACACAGGAAAACAATAAACGCAGGCAAAGTTACAGGTATTGCGCCAACGTACATCAATTTGATTTAGATTAAAGTTGGTAGGATCGTCGTATAGCGTTGGATCGACTGATCTAAGTTCTTTCATATAATAAATTCTACTGCTAACAATATCGTGTGATGTTTTATTTTCTTCTAAATTATAACAGTATCCGCAACTTGTAGGTTTTTCGCGATTTATTATTTGTTGTTTGATCTTTGTGTTTATTTCGCCAGTCATTACTTGTTCGATCGTATTTTCGCGAACGTTGCCAATCACATCGTAAGCACAGATACAATTTTTAACATTACCATCGGGCATGACTACAAAGCCGGTCCAGGGCAACGGGCAAAATGCTTTATTAGTTAAAATATCTTTAGGTGTCATTGTGATCCTAAACTTATATCAGGAATAGTTAATCCGTTTGCTTCGGCCATTTTAAAAACACTAACTAACACTCTTGCCCATGTTGCTGGATCGGCACCTGGTATATTATCGTGTGTTGCTACTTGTCCAGGACGTACTAATGTGATACGTGGGCCATCGATGGTTCTTAATTGTTTTACCGCTTCTTCAAGTGCCACTTTTTGTAAACGGTATTCATCTAAACTATTAGTAGATGTATGTTGAGTTAACATAGTGCTAATAACCATAATATGTTTGTTGGTTTTGTGCCAACGTCGAGCCACTTCAAATAATAATTCAGTCTGTGCGAACCCGGCCTGTGCATTGTTAATAAACATATCACAAGGTTCGATCATGTCTGCCGCTTTAGGAATATTACGTATATTATTACCCTCGCGGCGACTAATACCGATTATTTCGTTTCCCCAGTAGGCTTCGGCAAGTGCAGCGCCAATGCCGGCTGTGTGTCCTGTAATTGCTATTTTCATTTTAGTAGGTGTATTGGATCATTTTTAAATGTAAAACTTGCTATGACTCTTGGTGTGATTGCAGGATCTATTTTAATTACTGAATGTGCTAATCTTGAATTAAACACTACCGGTTTTGATAAATTATGTAATTCTGCTATTAATTCTAAATCTATGTCCTGGCATTCTAATTCTAAAAAAGGTTTTAACATTATATATTTCTTAACCGCTTTTGTTCTTGTATATAGTTGTTAATACTGGTCTGATCTGTATTGCCAACTTCTAATACTGCTGGCTCCTTAAGATAAGCATAGCCATGATCAATACCGTGCTCTTGAGCAAATGCCTGGATGGCAGGTAAATTATTGACATTTAATACGCTGACAGTTGTCCATAAATTTAATTTAACAGGCATAGTTTTATATTGCATTAGGTTTTTATAAAAGGTGTCCCAACGAATAGGCCAGCGCATAAATTCAAATACTTCGCCAATGCCGTCACAGCTTGCGGTAACTGTAACTTCAATACCACGCTCGGCAATGGCAGTTAATTCTTCTAATACTATATTACAATTTGTATTAAGTCTAAGTGTGCGAAGATTGGGTGGTAAGTTGTCTAATATCTTTTTATAATTTTTACTGTAACTTGGCTCGCCACCGTTGATATCTAAGTGGCGAATACGTTCTTGCGGTAATGCCCAATATCCACGACTATTGTCTACTATGGGAAACGTTTTGCCATGCAATGAACCAATGCGTGTACTACACTCTGGACTACAGGTTTGACAGGCTGCATTACAAACATTATCTAAAACCCCACCAACCTGCAGATAATCTTTTTGTGTTTCTAATGTGTCCACGGCAATAGCGTGTATTCTTATACTACTGGGAGTTTTTTGTTCAACTTCTTTACAGCGTATACATTCTGCCGGCCATGTGCCAAATTTAAAAAGTTCTTTTACATTAGCTAACCAACTACTGCCGTCCATATCTGCCAATGAGTTATAACGTGGAGCATTGACCATATGGCCGCACCGACTAACTGTGTTGTCGGGATTGAATCTTACAAAATGGTCTAATCGAGGACAGTACATAAACCCTTGTTTCTTTGAATAACTTCTTGGTATAAGTCAGAGTATTTAACTTTTATATGTGCCAGTATCTCTGTAAATTTGGCTGTTTGTCCAACAAAGTCTTCGGTTAATACTTTATCTAACTGTAAATAATACCATAACTTATTGTTTGATTTAAAATAGTCTGTTAGTGTTTCGTCACGTGCTAATACATTCCACGTTAATTCTGTCGCGTTGCTTAGTTCGGTCCAAGGTACAATAGTAATCCAAGGATTATTAGTTTGTCTAACTAAGTTAACTAACCAATGGAACTGTAGGGCAAAATGTCTATCTAAGAACAAGTATTGATCTATCATTGTCAATGCTGTTGCACGATCCAAATGAGGATTGTTTTTTAGATAGGTTTGTACTCCACTGACATAACGTTCAAAAGGTTCACGTACATATACCTGTACCTGTGCCACCCGAGTTTGTAATTGATCTCGGGGAACTAATTCTGGATGGTCGGCTCTAAGACTGCTGGAACCATTTTTAAATATTGGATAGATCAGCTGGCCATTCTTACCGACAAGTATTTCACACTCATCGGGAAAGAGGATGGGATCTAAATAACTCAGCATAGAAAAAGGGTAGGGACCGTAAGCCCTACCCAGACACAAGCATTATTGCGTTTTACGGTTTCTGATCATTGCCAGAATGTCTTCGGCACGTTGACTGCTTGGTTTAGCTTCAGCGGCCGGAGCGGCTACTGGGGCTGTTGGAGCAGGTGTGTCATCTTCATCTGGTTCTACTACTGCGGCTGGAGCAGGTGTGCTCGTAGCTGCTGCTGGTTTAGCGTTAGGTGTATCCAAACCGTATGGTTTGTAATAAGCACCCCATTTGTCTGCATCATATGGTTGACCATCAACTGATGCTTCAAACATTTCTTTGATAACTTTAAGTTCTGTTTCGCTTGGTTGCTTTGGCAAGAAGTCTGACAAATTGTGTAAGCCAAATTCTTCAATTGCTGCAGCTTCGTCTGCTGTTAATGCAGATTCTTTACGCGACCATGTACTGGTGTTGTAGTCTGCATAACCACCTTTGCTGGTTTTCTTGATATTAAAATCAAGACCCGCTTGGTAATCTGTTGGCAAGTTTTCCATTTCTGGATCCATTAGTGCGTTCTTGATCAAATTAAAGATCTGTGGGCTAATAACAAATCTACGAATTGGGTTTGATGGAGTCTTATCATCGCCAAGTGGATTCTCGCGAACAAAGCCTTGGAACAAATAACTACGTTTCTTCCAATACTTACGACCCATTTCTTCTAAGTTAGGATCTTTAAACCATGTACGCACTTCTGCTAAAATTGGACATGCTTGTCCATACATTTCAACACAAGGTACTTGTACAACCACTGGCTTCGAATCTGCTTGGCCTTTTACGCCAGCAAATGGCAGCTTGATCATTGCACGTTCAACCCAAAAGAATGAATTGCTTGCGTTACCGTCTGGTAAAAATCTTACTCTTGCTGTGGTGTTTTCTGCGATGTTCCAGTGTGCGTAAATTGCATTATCGCCCTGGCTTTGTGATTCGCCGGTTTTACGGCCTTCTGATGCTTGTAACTTTGCTCTAATTTCTGCTAATGTCATTGCCATGATAAGTTTCCTTTATAATAAGATGGTCTTTAAATTTGCCTGGATATACGCAAGCACAAGGCTATTGTATAACATATATATTTATGATGTCAATGAATTTTTGTAAATTAATTTACCGAACCAAATATTCGTTAAAAATAGTATAGCTGGTAAGGCGATATGAGTTTTCGGGCACTTTGTTTAATAGTCCGTGCCACTGTAATGGTTGACTGCCGTCGGGATTCAATCCGTTTAACATAACATATCCAGAATTAGGACGGAACGGAAAATCATATCTTATGTCTGTGCGGCTTTTTGAATTGTAAAACTTTGTACCTAATGTTTCGTTGTCAGCATGCCAAAATAGTTGCATGGTAGCAGGTAGATGCCCGTCTGTGTGTATAGGAACAAAAAATGTAGGTTCGTCTACCCACCAAGATGTATTAATATAGTCTGCATTGGCTACGGTGATGCCACAGGCTTCTTCAACTTGCCGATATGTATTTTTTAATTCTTGGGTAGCTTGTTGTAGTAAAGGATTGTTACTAAAATTAATTGATCTACGTAACCACATTTCTTGCCCATCCTGATCATTCCAGGGCAAATTAATCCAGTCTTGATGTAATATTTCGTCAACCAGATCCAACGGTAGAACATCTTCTACCAAAAACAATCTGTTGGTATTGTCTACAGAAGTTATTTTCATTGATTATTTTTTAATGCCGGCCAAACTTCGAATAAAGTCTAAAGGGTCTGCTGATTCGGCAGCTGGTTTAATAGCACTTGGATCTTGTGTGCTGGCACCATATGCTTGATTAGTAGCAATATCTTGTTGCTGTTGTTGTAGTGCTTGGTCTTGTGCTGCCAACGGTGATTGGTCTTGAGTATACTGTGGATTATACTTTTCTGCCAGATCTGGGTAACCGTGATCGTGTAACCACTCAACTACGTCCATTTTGCAATCAGCATCTGGACCTTCTTGTTCTGCTCGTGCGGAGATTTTATCGTATAGTTCGTCGTCGCCGATGATATTGTATAGTTGTCCTATTGCATCATCGCCGTGATCTCCAACACGTAATGTTGGCTTACTCATTACTTTATCTAATTCTTTATTGTCAATATCATCGTCTGGTGCAGCCCAGGTACCTTCGGTAACTTCGTGGGCCCACGATTCAAATTCTTCTGCCATTGCATTTTCTTGACGAGCTTTTTGATTTTTGTAAGCACGATATACATATGGTAGTGCTTCGTCAAATTTATCGTTGTAAACTTTTTTAACAAAACGTTCACGTAATGCTGCAACATCCACATCTTCTTCAATGTCTGACATAGGCATATAGCATTCTTTATAGCTATCGTAACCTCGACGTCCACCAATGTGACGTAATTGATTTTTTAATTCTGAATAGTGTTGTACTGCGGCCTGCGCCATTTGACTTGTTTCTGCATCTTCAAATTGACGACGTTTAGCTTCGCGAACAAAATGACTCATTGCAGACATTTCACTAACCATGCCACAAATACCTTCGCCCAATTCGTCATCAATGCGTCCGCCTTGACTGCAATGTTGTGCCATTGCACGAGCACCGTGTAGGTTTTTAAATGGTAATAAGAAGCGTTCACCTAAGTGTGTTTCAATGAATACAGCATCTACATTACGACTACGAGCGCCACGTTTAGTTTCATCAACATTATCACTGTGACGAACAATAATTCTAACAGGACCACATTCTTGGTAACTGCTACGGCTTGTGCCAAACATACGACTTTCTGAAACTGTAATTTCATCAGCCGAATATGTTGAATCTGCTTTGGATTGCTGTTTAATATCTTTTAACTGTAAATTGCTCTTGGCAATATCACGTGCATCAAAACCTAATAGGTTGCGTTTGGCAAATCCACGTAGGCTTTGTAAAAATTTGTACCAATCATGTTCTGCGGAAGTTTCGCCGTCGTCATTTTCATCATCAATTCGTTTGATACGATCGACAATGTTTGTACTATAGTAGACTTTTAAACTTGCTTCGTCAATCAAGCTCACTGTAATATTGCCAACTTTACGGCCGTCGACTTCGTAGTCAAAGTTAATGAATCTGGCTTTTTCTGGATCAGTGGTGGCTTTAGATTTTTCGTCGCCCAAATTAACATTGTCAAATCTGGTACGAATTTTGTCAAAAAGTGCTGAGGCTATATTTTCAATTTCACGCATAGTAATGTATTTAGCTGACCATTATAAACGGCATAGGGTCTATTGTTTCGTCTTGTGTACGCAAACGATCATCAATTGTAGCATCAAATCCCTGTATAACCTGTATCATACGCACAGCCAATATCATTGCCATAACTAAGTCGTCTGTTTCGCCTATTTTAGCCGCAAAACTTGTGCCATGAGCTACAAATGTTTTAAGTTCGCTGATTATATTTTTGCTGGCTAAAGTTAATTTTTTAGTTTCTATCCAGTTTTTCAATTTGCTACAAGCAGCAATTTTGCTTTTATTTGTTGTAGTAAATCCTTTGCGGTACATTCTACTGTGTCCTGTGCGTATAGGCTCGCTTAAGAAGTACCCATGTATATTTTCTTCGCCAATATGACTGACCTCTATTAGAGCTGCTTCGCCCAGGGTATTATTTTCTACGCTGTAGTATATGTCTGCGTCGGCGCCAACACAATCATACAAATATTGATTAATTTCTTGCAATATTCTTGTTTGTCTTTGTATAGAAGTTTTATTGTGTTGCCATTCGCCGACTTGCATCATACTTGGCAATTCAATGATCTGTATAGCAGCAGGGTCTCCGCCTGTGCCCAAACTTGGATCCCAGGCAACAGCATATATGTTACCGTTTTTGGGCTTTTTATACCAACGTACCTGCCCTTGTCGTTCAATTGGATCGATGCCGGCTAACTCAATCAATGTTGTAGGATTAATCAGTGTTTCGTCATAGATCAAAAATTCACAGCCGTGTTCACGTCTAAAACGTTCTTCACCGATACGGCCAATTTCTTCTTGTTTCCACTGTTCGTCGCGGTCTGGGTGTTCATCCCAACTTGCTTGGTATGGTTTAAATCCATTGATGCCCAGGTCTGTTTCGTTGCCAAATTCATCAACGTTTTTGTTGGCCTGTTTCCAGATTAACGCAAACTGATCTTCGTCTGAGTTTGGAGTTGATGTAATAATAGCTTTACCACCAGTGCTTAGTGTAGGAGAAATAGAAGTCCAGAATTCTTTGGCAATAGTGGGTCTTACGAATGCAAACTCGTCACAGTATAGTAGTGTAATAGACATACCACGACCTGTTGTTTCTGTTGTTGTTTGACTAACAATACGTGATCCGTTTTCAAATTCTATACTGCCTTTGTTGTAGCTGGTGCTACCGGCACGTATAAAGTCCGGGCACAGTTCATATGCATAACGAATACGTTGCATAATTTCCTGTGCGCCTGTATATTTGTGTGCGGCGATTAGAATAGTTGAATCTGGATGAAACATAGCATACCATAACAAGTAGCCCGCGGCACTGGTTGTTTTGCCCGTTTGTCTTGGCATTAGACTCACAGAGAATCTATAATTGTGATATGTATGTATTAGTTTCTTTTGATACTCAAATGGATGATACAGCATTTTACCCTTGGTAGGATGCTGGATGTAAAAATAATGATCCATGAAGTATGCCGGGCCCGTGACAGGATCGGCACACTTTGCAAATTCTATAATTTGCTGTTCTGTGTAGCTTTCCTTTCGGTTAGCGGGTTTAACTAATACGCCTTCTAAACTTTTAGCCATTTGTAATAATTACTCATATAAGTATATTTAATGTCAGACACACTACTACTAAATTCTAATTACGAGCCAATTAGTGTATTACCTTTAAGTGTTATTAATTGGCAACACGCTATCAAACTAATGTATCTGGGCCGCGTTCACGTGCTTGAAACATACCCAAATTGGATAGTACACTCAGAACGTTTAGCCTTAAATGTTCCCAGCGTCTGCGTGACTAAAGATTACTTCCATTACAAAAAGTCTGTTAAGTTTAGCCGTTATAACTTGTACATGCGCGATTTGTTTAAATGCCAATACTGCGAAGATGTTTTTGACTACGAAGAACTAACAATCGATCATGTCGTTCCGCGAAGTGCTGGCGGCAAGACTGTCTGGACTAACTGTGTAACCAGTTGTAAGGCCTGCAATCATCATAAAGGCAGTAAATTAATTAAACCTAAAATTGCTCCATATCGTCCCGATTATTATTCGTTGGTTAGTAAATGGAAAACAATGCCATTTACTGTCAAGGATGAAGCGTGGAACAAATATTTGGGAGTGTTAAAGGCTGTTGCCTAATCTTTCCAACGGTTAATGTCACGAGCTACTCGAGGAGCAGGTGCATCACCAATTGGCTTTTCGCCTGTTAAGTAAGGCTTAGAGAACCATAGTCTGAACCACTCTGGACTACCAGGTTGTATGTGGTTCTCTTTTTCCATCTTGCGTTTTTCCATGCCAGTGATACTTATATTACTGCCCACTGGACTCATTGATGCTTGATCGGAACTGTTTGGTGTGTCTATTGCAGGGTCATGTCCGCCAGCACTATAGTAGTCCTCAAACAAACCACTAAGTCCGGCTAACTTACGCAACTCTGCTAAATCTTTTGAATCCATAATAGCATCAGCTTCACCTGTTTCACCTGGTGAGACAAAGTCCGCTGATGTTATTCGATATTCTTTCATTTTTTTGTACGTACACGCACAGGACTAACTTTGTGTACTGTGTCAACTTCTGTTGATCCATCTGGTGTTAGCTTGGTATGATTAGCTTCCCAACCAAATGCTTTAGCGGCTTGATCAAGTATAGCACGTTCGCCTTCGCTGTAGGCAGCAGCAATCAAACTTTGACCATTTGGGCCATCTTTGTTTGGCTCATGTTCATATTTGCCATCGCCAGCACCACCTAAAAAGTAGGCAGCAAAACGCCAAGGATGATATGGACTTGAGTTATCTAACTTATGATGACTACGTAGGCCTGGAGTTGCCGATTGATGGCTATCGGGGATACCATCGTTGTTAGCATCATCACCAACTTGGCTTTTACTTTCAAAGATGATATCTTTTATTTTCATTTTTGAATTTTGATGCTTTCGTATTGTTTCATCAAACTACGGCTTAATGATTCCATTGGGTTGTCGCTAAAGCGAGCAGCACCATTTTTGCTCATTTTCTTTTCTTTACCAGCAACTTCACCGTCGCCACCTTTTAACATCACATCAGCATCTTCAATTTCTTCTTCTGGTGTGTTATCTAATTTAGCTGGCTCTTCAAAATCTGTATCGCCATAGTCTTTGCCTTCGGTAGCAATACCAGCCAATGAAGCAATATCTTTTAATGTAGTTACGCTTTCTTTAACTGGATATTCTTTGCCGTCAACTTCAAAGCTATCTTTGTGTTGCATTTTGGCTTTAGCTAATGCACCGCTAAACTCATTGCCTTCGTTACATGCACATGGTTTAGCATTGCAAGTAGGGCAAGTGCCTTCGTCTAAGTTTGAAGTATCTTTGTATGTTTTACCATCCAAATCAAATTCATCACCTTTTTCAGTCTTGGCTAATTTACCAGTAAACGCATTGCCCTCATCGGCAATTTTTAAACCGGCTAATTTAGCTAATTCATTTAATTCTGATTCCATTGTTACGTCCTCGCCAATGTCTGAGTCATGACTAATACCAGTATCTCTGGCAAGTTTAGCCAATCCTTCACGTGAACTTATGTTGTCTGCTTTAACAGCGTCAAGGTCACCTTGTTTAATCATCCAATCTGCATCACCTGTTGCTTTACGTTGGTAAGCAGGGATCTGCATTTTCTGTTGTGGAGTAAATGCTTCGTCTGTTGTTAACTCTTGATTCAATCGATCTGAGATCCATTCGTATGGGTCGCCGGTACGTGCTTTGGCTGTACCATATGGCATTTCACCATTGTCCAAATAGTAATCATACAAAGCATGATACAGATCTTCATCCATATCGTGTCCTTGTTCAAACTGTTTAACTTCGTGTTTGAAACGATTTAAAATATGTTCTAATGTTTCGCCGCTTTCATCAATCATACGGCCTTCCATGATAGCATTAAAGCGTTGTGCTAATTTGCTTTCGCTGGCACTCTGCGCTTTACCTTTAACTTTGTCCTTGCCTTTATCAGCTTTGGCCTTGTCGTGTGCTTTATCACTTACACGACCAAATAAATCATGTGGCATCTTGTGTTTGCTTGAGAAAGGTAACTTGTCGCTGGACTTTTCACCTTCAGCTTTTTTAGGACGACCGCGTGTTTTCTTTTCGCCTTTGTCTTTTTTAGACTTCTTGCTGTCTTTATCGTCCTCATCATCGCCGGTAAAGTCTTTGGACTTGTAGTATTCTGTACCATATGTACCGGTGTGTTTTTTATCTTCATCCATATGTTCGTGTTCGCAAGAACAACTTTCCATTGGCATGCCACATTCCATACATTCTTCTGCGTTAATCTTTTTACCAATTTCGTGTGCCTTGGTAACAACTTTCTTTGGCAAGTCGTGTGCAGGAGTTTGTTCAATGCCGGCCTTTTTCTTAGCAACTGCCATGCCAACAGCAAAAGGATTTTTTGCTTTCTCTGTAGCAAATGCTTCAGCCAATTTGGCTTCAATACGTGCTACACCTTCTTTAACACTACCACGTGCTTCTACGTTTTCGTAGACCTTGGCTGGTTGTTGAATTGGTTCTTGTTTAGGAGCCAACGCCTCTAAAGTTTCAAGAATATTATAAATGTTGTTAGAGTTATTGTTGCTCACGATTAACGGCCCTTCATTGGATTAGATACTGCTTGTTTGTTTGTGCCAACTGGACTTGTATCGCCTGTTGGTAAATCATTTGTAGTCTGACCTTTTTTGCCTACAAATATTTTATCAGCGTTTGTGTCATTGCCGCTGACTTCAAAATTCTTACTTAAATTTTTAGCGTCGCTTAATTCTTTAATTAAACTTGCAACACGACCTTGGCCTACTAACTCTTGTGAACCTGGTTCGTCTTTTAATTCTGGGTTATTGATAATAGGACCATCTTCGCCTTGGCTAACAATCTTGGCTTCTACTTCATCTTCTTGCAAGTATTGATCATTAGTGTATACAAATACACAATCAGATTTAATCTGAGCACGGTTAATAACCAACTGACGAATTTGTTCGCAGATAGTTGGATACTTAACAGCTACGTCAATGATGCAACATTCGCATGGGCCCAACTTACCAAATTCGCGATGTTCTTGAATTGGTAAATTTTTTGGCTTACTAATTGTTTCAACTTGATACGCATCAATAGCATCTGTAATACGTGCTAACATGTCAGCATCTACGTTACAATTAGCAATTTTAATTTTGAACTCAAACAGCTTGCCTGATTCAAAAAAGTAAGATTGAAAATTTTTAATCATAATAATAGGTCCTATATGGTATATTTATGCGTGTTTATTTCTTTTGGCTGGCAAGTATCTGTGCTAAAAGTGCATTACGGTCTAATACAACACCTTTGCCCTCTACCGGCTCGTCTTCGCCGGTATTATTATCTTTGGCAATTTGGTGATCTAATTTGGCCTTGGCTAATTGTAACTGTACCATTTTTAGCTTTTTATCTAACTTGGCAGTTTTAGCTGTAATTGCATGCCCCATCATGTTGCTGGCTGTTTGTAATATAACACCGGCAAAACGTGGATCTACATTCATACCTAAATCCATTAGGTCTTCTGCTTTGCTCTGTGCTAATTTTGCTAATTCGTCTAATTCGTTATCACCGGTCTCCAAGTCCCTAACACCAGGCAATGCGGCATCAATTTTGTCGATTGCGGAGTCAACTTGGGTGATAATATCGCGGTTTTCGGCAACTAAGGCCTGCGATTCTTCCACAGTGGTATTCTCACTGGGTAAGTTAAAGAGATCTTCTAATTTTTTAGTCATACCAATATTTATTGGCGTGACCCCTGGGCAAACATATCTTTTTCAGTTACAACTCGAAACTTTAAATTATTGGCTTTACAATAGGCATTGGCTGCTTGCCATTTACACATGTTAAGAATAGCGGCTGCTTGGGCACGTTTATTATTGCCGGCAGCTTCTAATGTAGTTTCATGTGCTGGTTTAATTTCTATAAGCTCTGCATGTTGTTGGCCCTTGGAGTCAACATATACCATAAAAAAATCAGGTACATAAATGGTATTTTTGTTAGTAAACGGATTACGATAGTTGATGTGTATAGCTTCGTTTGCCCACTGTAATATTGCAGGGTTGTTGTCGCAAAAACGCATAAACGTATGTTCCCAACTTGAACGATAATGCGGGGTCTTTTTGCCTACATATTTTTCAGGGTTTAATAATTGATAAAAGCCGTTGGCGTATTTGCTCATGCTAAAATTGAACGTTGAATATATTTGTTTAAGATTGGTTCGTTACGAACAGCTAAAAAGCTGGTCCCAACTCGATTTAAATTTAAAAATGTTGTTAGATATAAAGTAAGATCACCCTTAGGCAAACGAGTAAACTGTTGTAATGTTTGCATAGGATCAATTTGCTGTGCAATACTTGTATAGATAACCGCACTGGCTAAAAGCTCTGCCGCAGCACGATTGCCGTCGGTTTGACGTTCAAAATAACCAATGATTGCATCTTCTTGGTTAGAGCCGATGGTACCAAGATTAGTAGTTAGATTGTTAAAATATTGTTTTGTGGTACTACCATTGTTAATAGTAACGGCAGATAAGTTTTGTACAGTAGACATTTATTGAATCCTTTAAATTGACCAATCACCAGTAGGTGCGTCGCCGGAATCTGCCACTGGACTAAATGCCGACTGAATTGAGTCTGCGGCACTACTTGCTAATGAGCCCACTTCAGTTGCTCCGCTGGCAATCAGGTCTTGAGCCTGACTTATGCCAGTACTGATAAATCCACTGGCTGCATTAATTCCCCCGTTAATAGCTGAATTAATAGCACCGCCTGCTAACCCAGTGATTGAATTTAATGTACTACCAAGTGGGTTTCCGTAGCCAGCAATAGACAGACCATTACTGCTTGCGCCTCCGCCAAAGTTAAAATTGGCTGCGCCCGGTGCAGAAAATTGACTATCAATGCTGGGTATCTGTGAAGGGTCTGTACCTTGGAGGTAATAGGGACTACTACCAGCACTTCCGCTGTTGCCGCCGCCTAATAGACCAATGATACCTGCTCCACCGCCTAACGATTGTTCTACAGCACCCACTACCGTTGGTACTGTTAAGTTCTTAAGTGGATTATTACCTTTAGATATACCCAAGGCAATCTGATTTAGTAATCCGCCAATGCCACTATTAGCACCTGCACCAGTGCCAGTAAATGGAATACGGCCGCCTGGTAATTGAACATCACCCGTCTTGGGTTGTGTTCCGGTTAAGCCACCAACAATGGTTCCAAGTGTTCCGCCAAGACCGGCGCCACCTGTTAGAGAATCAACCAATGAACCGGCCAGACTTGGGATACCCAATGGGCTTGGTGTACTATCATAGTGTAACTGTGCAAAGTCTGTGTCTTGTCCAGATTCAATGGTACCGTAGTTGTATAAAACTGTTTCGTAGGACACAGTCATTGTGTGTTCCATTGTACCGGCATCACCAGAATTTTGGTGTTGACCGTGTTGGAAGGCTGTAATAGTAGGATTGATTAATACGTATTCTGTAAACTGTCGTTGATGCAAACTGTACATGCGAATACGCTGTAGTAATCTATCGGCACCTGTATTAGATCTTGTAAAGGTTGACGGAGTAAAACCCCAGTCGGCCGTTTGTATTGCATTATATTTTGTTGCTTGTAAATATTTTTCTGGTGTATAATCGCTGTCTCTATAGTAGTAACTCATGTAGTCATACCAGAGATCTCTGATAACATCCGAACTGTCATCATGGAAGGTAATTGTTACAGGATCGTACTTGATTTTATTTTGAACAATGTTAGGACGATTATAGGCATTGAGTGTTTTGGTATCAATGGTATACTTTGGTAACTGCATGGTTTTTACCAACATACCTGCTTCTAAAATTTCTGTTGCTGGTAGTCGAGTAATAGCCGGGTTGATGTCAAAGGCCACATGGAATAAAAATCCCATCTTTGGCGCAAGTCTATAGTTGCCATCAACAAATATTTTACTGGCGTGATTCCAGCCCTTGACATAATTGCCCAGGCCAGTGCCTTGATATACTTGTTGGAAAAAATCGCCGAATGCCACAGAGCTATCCTTATTATATTAATATTTATGCTCATAAAAAAGCCCGGATAAATCCGGGCTGTTGTTACCAAAAGTTTCTTCTGGATTAGCCTGTGATAGCACCAATTGTTTGACCAACCAATGTACCAACACCAACTCCAGTTGGGCTTTGTATCGCATTATCATAACGAATTGTTAATGCAATCATTGCCGCTTCATTTGTACCATAGTTCATGTCACCATAGTCAACTGTCTGAATAAAGCAACCAGCCAATTCCCAAGATTCAAGAACGGTTGGTCCATTGCTACCATTGTTAGTAGCGTTACCACCGTCAAGCATGTCGTAGTACATGATAAATTTGTAGTCAACACCAGAGCTTGCTGACGCTTGCTCTAAGAAGTCAAACTGTTTCTGTACTTGTTCGCCAACCATTTGTGCAATGTTGTTACCAGCATCGTCACGTAGATTAACTGTAATTGTTTGCCATTCTGGCTTACCTTGTAAGTATACTTTACTGTTGTATACATCAATAGGAATTTCTGCAAACTGTACGCTTGGACGTTTAATGTCTACTACCTGTTTTGTTAGTTCTACTAATTTGCTTGTAGTTACACCAAAATTGGCAAAAGTTGCGCGGAAGCGGAACTTTAATTTAGGCATTAACAGACCCTGGTTTGTTACACCACTAATAGGTACTGTAAAGTTACTTGCTGATGCGTATGCCATATAATTCTCTCCTGTTATTCTTATTTATCTATTTAGGCTTTACCTGAAGTTGGGTTAACTAAACGAATTGGGATATAGATAAACTCGATAGCCTTAGTAGGTGCAATCGCAATATCAATATATAATTGGTTTTGTGCGATAACATTTGGTGGATTGTTACTTGTATCACAAACTACTACATAGTCGTAAATACCACGTTTGCTTACTAAATCGTTTAAGGCATTTGAAATAACTGCGCCAACTTGATCACGTGTAATCTTATCGTTTGGCTCAAACAAGAAGCCGTTTGTTGCTGTTGATAAGAGTGTACGGATGTAGTTTACTAAGCGAGATACGTTTACACGATCCATTGATTCTGCAATTGGATCACGTGTCTTCTGACCCCAAACAACTAAACCAGTTCCTGGTAGAATTGTAATTGGGTTAATCTTTAACTGATACAATGCATCACGTAGACCTTGATTTACACCAGTGCGATGGAACTCGCCTGTTTTGTAATCAACATAACCTAAGTCAGTTGCATTGTCAACTAAACCACGACGTAAACCTGCTGGAGCAAACCATGGATATGCCAAGTTGTCGTTGTGTAAGTATGTACGCAGAGCGATGTGGCTTGGTGGAACCATGATTGTGTTACCAGACAAATCTGTGCTTAACGCACTTGGCCAGTAAACCGCGCAATATGGATCATCTGTTGGTAAGCCGTCACCGTTTGTGTCGTTACTCCAGTTGTTTAGATCAACTACATTAGTGCTCAACGACATTGGTGTATCACCAATGATGAACGCTGTGTTTTTGCGATCGTTGTTTAGAGCAACCATGTTAGTAATCAACTCTGGGTAACCAGGTGCTGCTAACAAGCTAAATCCAAATTGATCTTCACGAATTTGTGTATTGGCTTCAACTGCGGCATTCATTGCAGAAACAATTAAATGACGTTGTGCATAGTGACCAGCATTTGGGCTACCATCATTTTTCAAGCCACTTGCTGTTACCCAAGAAGCACTTTGCAATGGTGACCAGTATGCTGCCATATCTGGAGGTGTGTTACCTGTGTTGCTACTTTGGCTGGAAACATAAATTGTTGAGCCATAGTAAACTTTATCACCGTAGTTGTATGTTGTTGTAGAGCTATAGTCGTTAACCATGAATGATTCTGCGTTGAAGTAGTTAGCTACATAACGCTTGACATTGTAACCCGAACGACGTGTGTTAAACAATAGAACACCACGTGGATATAGTTCTGGGTTAGGTGCGTCTAAATCAACATAGTTACTGTATAGCAATGATGCTACTGGATCTTCAGTGTTAACTGCTGGATCTGTTGTACCACCGTTTGTAGTGCCGCTGGTTAAGCCGCTTAATGCGCCATCCCAACGTGCATCAGCAAATACAATACCATTAACGCTTAGTGCATCGCTGTTGTCAATTGCTACCCAAGTTGTACCGTTCCAACGGTTCATCTTAGGCCAATTTTCTAAATCGCTTGTGTCTAACCACAAGTCACCTGGTACTAACGGACTTGTTCCGTTGCTTTGTGTAGTTGGTGCTGTGAATTCAACAATAACACCATTGGCGTCTGTACGAGTTAAGTTATAACCACGTGCATCTGCACTTAATGTTTTGTAGCCAACCCATTTTGTACCTGTGTTGATCATAACATCAACAATAGTAGGATCGCTGTAGTACCATAATGTACCATCTGCAGGATCTGCTACTGGTAAATCAATGTTAGGTTCATACATTAATGCTGAGAAGCCAGATAAAATACGAACTACGTTTGTAGAATCGTTACCACCATAGCTTCTAACACCTTCAACTGCTGATGTGAAACCAGCCAAGTATGGCAAGTTTGGTTGACCAGCAATCTTAGACATAATAATTGTACCACCAGCCAAGTGTTTAACTGTAATAGTACCTGTACTGCTGTTTACTGAAGCAGTAATGTAGCCTTGTAAACCGCTACCAGGTGTACCAACAGCAGCTTGGATGCCTGATACAAAAGAAGCAGCAGTTGCAGCAGAAACTGTTACAGTTACAGTAGTAAATGTATTTGTTCCTGGTGTTGTTGCTTTTAATGTAAATGTACCAGTGCTTGAACCAAATCCTGGAGTTACACCAGTAATAGCCAATTCACCAGGCATGCTTCTAACCATTGGTGTAAAGCCAGCAATACCTAAATTGTCTGTTGTTGCATCATATGTGTTTTGGTCTTCGTATACAAATAATGTACCAACACCAATTTGTGAACCACCACCAACGTCTAAATCGCTAATGGCATTTCCTTCACTTGTATCTGCTACAGCAGCCTGTGTAGTCCATGTATCAGTAGTTGCGTTGTATTTCTTAAAGACTAAGTTTGAGCCACCGCCCAATTTACCAGACTTTAGCCATACTGCGCCGTTGGCTTGTGGTGCTGAATCGTTCATTGTCCAAGCAGGTACACCAGCATAGTTGCTGAATTGAATCTGTGGAGCATAGAATCTGTAGGTACCATTGGATACGAATTGTGCTGGGGTAATAATACCAGCTTGTACCCATAAAGAGTTTGAAACTACGGTTGCTGCTTCAACGATTGATAATACACCAGTACCACTGCTGGCAAGATCGTTAGCAAACAAACATAGCTTGCTGTCTCTCTTAGCAGCCTTAACACCTGCAATCGCAAGACCGTTGATACTGCTTATAACAGAGTCAATGTTTGTAGTTGTTAAAGTAATTGTAGTTCCGTTGATACTACCGCCAGTTGCTACAGTATTTGTAAATGTAGGATTTGAAACTGAGCCGGTTGCCACTGGCAAATCGTTTTGCCATTCTTTAGAACCTACTAATTTCCATGCATTGTCTGAACCTTTGTGATATACTCTATTGTTGTATGCACCAGCTGTGTTAGGTGTTGTAACAATAGCATATTGTCCAACTGCACCAATGCTGTTCTTTGGCTTTGGTTCTGCTGCTAATGTAATTGCTGTACCATTGTAAATGGCTGTAGCATCTGCTGTGTCTACGTCACCTGCAGATGTAATTAAAATTGGCTGTTGGTTTGTAAAGCTCTGTGTATCAGCTGACCACTCATAGATACCCCATGTAGTGTCTGCTAAATCTAACCAATATGTACCGTCCATAACTTTACCTGTTGGACGTACACTTGTTCCGTGTAAAGCGTTTAGATCGATGTCAGCACGAATAGCATATAGTTGGTTGCCCAAGCCCAATGCTGAGTAAGCTGCCATTAAACCATATTCGTTTAGTTCATTACCATGCAATGGTGTGCCAGCCGAACTTTGTAAGAATGTTGGATAACCAAGTGCCGTGATCAAATCACGTTGACTTGTAAATATTTGCAGTTTGTCTGCGTTAGCTTTTGTTGTACCTGTAGCTACTGTACCACTTGGATTTAATTTGTCTTGTGCTGTAGCAAGAACGACAAGAGGTACTGTACCAATTGCTGATGATACGTACTGGCTCTGGTCTGTTACTGTTATGCTTACGCCTGGGGATACTAATGCCATAGTAATGTTCCTTTTAAATACTTGTTATTGATATTTATATGTATTGATAATTTTTGGGTGGTTATGATGCCCTTTGCAAAGGTTTGTGGGTAAATACACCATGTCAGAACGTAAATTATGCCCTACTTGTAACCAAAGACCTGTTGCTATTAATTATCGCAAAGGATTGGTAACGCACTACCGATCACATTGTGACGTATGTAATCGAAAAGGCAAGAGAGTACGTATAGCACCACCAGCCTGGCATCGAGCTGGATATACTAAAAAGACCGTTTGCGAAAGATGTGGGTTTAAAGCAAAACACCCAGAACAACTGGGTGTATTTTATGTAGACGGAAATTTAAAAAACAACAACTGGCTTAATTTAAAAACTATATGTTTAAACTGTCAGCAAGAGGTTTATAAATCCCGGTTGAGCTGGAAGCCGGCGCCGCTTGCACCAGATTTTTAATGTTAGTATACAGCTCTTCAATAGTACCGTTGTTGTCAATTTCATAATCAAACTCTGTACCAATCCAAGCAGTTTCGCTAACGTGTACATCAGGATATGCTGTTTTCATATTATCAAAGCCACCAAGATTTGATTCAACTGCTAAGTCGTACCACTCGGGTAACGGGCCACGTTTAACCCAGACAATTCGTCCGCCAGCACGACGAATACTTTGAATTTCGTTGGGGAATCTAACATCGCTAATAACAGTATTATCGCTACGACGACTTAGGCGAGCTTCTAAAGCAGCAATCCAAATATCATCATGGAACGCTTTACGACAAACTTCGGTGCCCCAATATTGTAAGACCCAACGTGGGGTTAGGCCAGGCATGTTGAGTCGATTAGCCCACCATGGATCCACTTGTTCGCGCCAGGCCCTGGCTTCGGGAGTGCGGCCTTCGAGTAGCTCTCGGTCCCAGCCAAATACAGCGGCCACTGCATCTTTAAGTGTGCCAGCAAAGCTATCACGTCTATAGCCATGGAAACCAACCAAGTAGTCAGCAATAGTGTCTTTACCTGAACCAATAAACCCGCAAACGCCGATGATCATAAAAAAGCCCTCTGTTATAAGGGCTATTTTTACATAATTTTTGAATAATGTCAACTATCCAGTTATCCAAGTTAATGGTTGGCTACCATCAACGTACTGGCGTAACTCATTTTCTAATGTTTCCATTTCAGCATTGGCTTCTTGTTTGAGAGCATCACCGTTTAGGCTTGTACCGCCTTGTGGTCCGGCAATTTGAGCAAACTTACTACGTGCTTCGCCAATGATACGTTTACAGAAACTATATGCGTACTCTTGGATCCAAGGGAAAGCATAAGTGTCGCTAAAAATCATTTGATCCGGTTTGGTATTGTAAATCCAAAGTAGCACAGATTCATATGGGTTTTGACCAGCGTCGTTTGTATTACCAGCATAACCATGTGGCATCTTGCGAACGATGGTTAATTTTTTAGTAGTTGGGTTAAATGTAAAGTTCATAAAGCCACCAAACATACGCATGGCTAACTTTTGATAGTCAACAAACAATTCGTAGTTGGTTAATCCGCCTACACGACCAGCTACCAACATATAAGTGTTTAAGTAGCCCGATGCAAATGGTTCAAATTGGCTTGCTGTTGTTCCTGTAACGCTGCCGATACCACGACGGAAACAAGCACGAACGTTTTGAATTTCTGGCGGTAGTATATACTCTTGTGTTTCTGGCAATAGGTCCAGGAACGCATAACTTTCTTCTACAGAGTTCTGAGCACGTTGGCGATATTTAACCAACGCTTGCTTGATACCCATCTCGTAGTGTTCTTTATCTAACTCAACATCAACAATGCCATCACCTAAACGCATACGAATGTAGTCGGTAATTTCAGCACGTTTAGCATCGCTTGTAGGAAGAGAGTTTGGATCAAACTGTATAGGACCCGGACCTGTTCCTGCATTAGGGTCGTAAAGACTTTTCGTTGGTAAGCTACCAAACGCTGTTAAGTTACTGTCTTTTTGGGGTGTGGTATTTGGAATACTGTATTCAGCCATTGTATTAGTCCGTTATACAGTATTTATATATCATGCTGTCTTAAGCAATACTACGTCTGCACTAATACGCCCGTTGAGCTTGGTTTCTGTAGCTTTGATACCATCCATAAACTTGCGTAATTCTACCTTGGTAGCCTTGGTAAACTCACGCAACTTTTCTTCGGGTTTACGAAGTGTTTTAGTAATGGATTTATGTTCGTCATAGCCAGTGATTGTGGTACCTTTAACACTCAATGGCCCTTGTAGGCTATCTGCAATATATTTGCCCAGCTTACGGGTTTTAACATTGTAAACCCAAAGTTCTTGTGCGCCAACAATATCTGCTGGATTAACTGAAACAATTTTAAGCGACTTGTCTTCTTTGGCGTATTTGAGTTTGGCAACTTGCTTTTCTTTGCTTACGCTACGTGGAGCACGAACTTTCTTAGTAGCTTTCTTGACACCACGATACTGAATAATATCATTCAGGATTTGATCAATAAAAGTAAAGATACGCTTGAAGTCAGCGGCTTTGTAGTGGCTGTAACCTTCAACCAACTGTTCGTCTTGTTTTTCAAATGCCGCTTTAAGCTCGTTAAAACGATCTTGAAACAATACTTCGTACTTGCTCAGTTGACTCTGCGGAACATTATTAGCAACCAAGAAGTCATAGGGTTTAAATTGATACTTAGGGTTAGCAATAAACTCGTCGTAGTGTCCTTCGAGTTCGCCAATGGTTTCACTGGTTTTTTCATTCAAACGGTCTTGAATAGTAGGAACGTAGGCCTTGGGCTTTTCTTCTACTACCACTTCTTCGGGCACAGAAAATTTAATAGCACGTTCAATTGCAGAATCAATATAAGTGATGTGCTCGGCCAACAACGGCATACCTTGGCGGTGTGCCATAATCAAACTACAAACTGTCATTTCTGTAGCACGGTCTGGGCTACGTTCATAGAGTTTAACTTCTTCTTTGGTGAACTCATGATTGTTTTTCAACCACTCAACTACATATTTTTTAAGATCTTTTTGATTGTAAAAATAATTGTAGTAGTAAAAACTTTGGCGTAGATGATGCTCGAACTGCTCTTTGGGCATGGCCAGGGCACGTTCGGTGTCCCAGGCCGGTTCGCTGCCAGTGTACTTTTCATCACCAAACAGCGGATTACGAGTTGCTCGTACTTTTGCTTTTACTGCTTTACCATTAAGTTTGACCATGTCTTTCCCTTACTAAAGGTTTATATGCAAATCTGTTTCCATGTGCATCATACAATGCCATGTGCTGTCGCCAGCCAATTGTGTCTCTCTCCAACCAAAACCAATCCAGTGCTTGTTTATCTAAGTCGCCCCAGATATTCATAGCCCGGATGTTACCAAACAATTCTTCTTCTGGTAGTAATTGTAACATATTTGCCATTAGATGCCAATCGGTATTGTAATCAAAGCAAATGGTTACTATAGTACTTTCGTAGTACTTTAGCCACTCGTTAAGTTCTTTTGCAATCGAATAATAATTACCCACAATACGATTAGGGTGTTTGCCCAATAAAGGTAATACTATTTCTTTAACAAAATCACTACAAACTTCTTGCCTGTACTGGGTACTTTCTGCATAAAATTCCCTACCATTTTCGTCAACTAATCCAATGGATATTAAGTCGCACTCTGATTCAGGAAAATCTGTAAATTCTGTATCCAAAAATATCAACATAAACAATTATAACAGTTTGGGAATATTTAGTCAACCAAAGGTTAGTGGGCACTAACTTATTAATGTAGCAAATGTCAGGTACGATTCCAGTAAATGTAATCCGTCTTTTAATGCAGTTTCTAACTCTATGTATTTTACCGTTTTTTTGCCCAGTCTACGGCAAACGACATCTTCTTTACTCATGTCTTGCCATATGATGCTACAATTTTTCCAAATTTTTTTAAGATCATTGATCTTTTCTTGATCCATTGGCAAACGGATAATTTGAAAAAAAGCTTCGTCTAAACGGTGTTTAATATCCATGTCCATTTTGCTATTATATGATAAAATCCATTACAAGTCAAATCCATAAATACTACAATATAGGATTAGCTATGCCACGTTTAAGCCTTTGGAAAGACGGTCAACACACAAACGATTTTAAATTTTTCGATCGCAGAATTTCGGAAATGTTTACCGTTGGCGGCACAGGTATTTTGCTTCACAAGTATTTAGGCGTTAATGCTCAAGGACTGCAACTTACAACAAATTCTGCCCAATTAACGGCAAACAATGTTTTAACTTTTCCAAGCACCAGCTCTGTTAACTTAGGCGATACAGTTACCGGATCTGGCATTCCAGCAAATACCCGAGTCATTGCCAAAGATGCTTCTACAGTAACTTTAAGTGCCAATACCGCAGCTGTTGTTGGTATGGGTGTTACTGTTGGATTTAGTGCCGATGCTACTCAACCCAGTTATACAAATCAAAGCGAACAAAATATTCAAGACTTGTTATGGACTGAAAACCGAGATCGCAAATACGACAGAGATGTTTACAAAATGCGTGGTATCTACCAACGTGGTGACCAAGACTTTGATCTAACACAATTTGGTTTATTCCTGGCCACTGGCACTTTGTTTATGGTATTTCATTTACGTGACATGGTAGACATGATTGGTCGTAAACTAATGGCCGGCGATGTACTTGAATTAGAACACCTTAAAGATTATGACGCACTTAATCAAGATGTACCAGCTGCGTTAAAAAGATATTATGTAGTAAGTGATGGATCATTTGCCAGCGAAGGCTTTACTCCAACTTGGTGGCCACATTTATGGCGTGTTAAACTTAATCCATTAGTAGATAGCCAAGAGTACAAAGATATTCTTAACAATATCATGGCTGGCAATAGTAACACACCAATTGGTCAAATTTTAAGTACATTAGATACTAACTTAGCCATTAATGATGCTGTTATTGCACAAGCTACTCAAAATGTTCCTCAGTCAGGATACGATACCAGTACATTCTATGACCAAATAGGTATAGAAATATCTGCTAAACCTACTACAGCCGACGATGGACTTGATCGGGCTGATGAAGTACACGACACAGCCGACGAAGGATATAAATCCCCTACAGCACCACTACCCGGGTATGTTGCAGGAGGTGCCTTTGCACCCAATGGTTTACCAATGGGAGTTGGCATTGTCTTCCCAGTAGCGCCAGGCGAAGGCGACTTCTTCCTACGCACAGACTATCTACCAAATCGAGTATTTAGATTTGATGGCCGTAGATGGGTAACTTACAATGATGTACAGCGTACAAGCCTAACGCAAGGTGCCGGTAATAATACTTTAATTGGTACGTTTGTAAATGATACTAAGACCTGGACTACTGTTGATGGTGTTACTATGCCAGAACGTCAGAGTCTAAGTCAGGCACTTAAACCCAAGGCAGATAATTAATGACCGCACCAAGTAACTATTTCTATGATGGACAGATTCGACGTTTCATTAGTCAGTTTATTCGCATGGTTTCAAATTTCTATGTAGAATTTGGAGCTGACAGCAACGGCAACGTAACCTATCAACGTGTACCTGTTATGTATGGTGATCCAAGTCGACAGGCTTCACAAATTATCCGTGGTAACAGCGAGAATACACTAAATGCTGTGCCGGCAATGAGTGTTTACATTGATACGTTAAACTATGATCAAACTCGTTTACAAGATCCAAGTTTAGTACAGAGTATGCAAATTCAACAACGTAGCTTTGATCCAGTTACCGGAACATATGGTACAACAAAAGGACAAGCATTTACAATTGAACGTGTAATGCCTGCTCCTTATAAGTTAGGATTAAAATTAGATATTTGGACCAGCAACACAGAACAAAAATTACAGTTAATTGAGCAACTTAGTCAATTGTTTAATCCAGCAATGGAGATACAAAGCACTGACAACTATGTTGACTGGACCAGTTTAAGCTACACTCTATTAACTGATATTAACTGGACCAGCAGATCAGTTCCCACAGGCGGCGAAGAGCCAATTGATGTTGCTACACTAAAATTTGATTTGCCAATTTGGTTATCTACCAGCACTAAAATTAAAAGACTTGGGGTTATCCAACAAACTATGTCGTCATTTTATAATGCTGACGATTTGGTTAATCTTGATTTTAGTCTACTGTCTCCGCAACATTTGGTAACCAGCGTTGGTGGGTATGGTGTATTACTAACCAGTAGTGAGATGAGTGGTACTACATACTATACCTTACGTTTATTAAAACAGTCAGACGTACAAACAGAAAATTACACAGCAAACAATAAGTGGGATTTATTATTCAGCCAATATCCCAATTTTAAATCGGGCAGTAGTGAAATCAGATTACTACAATCTAACGGATACGAAATTGTTGGAACGGTATCTGTTAATCCAACTGATCCGTATGTACTGTTGTATTCCCCAGATCCAAGAACTATACCAGCAAATACCTTGAGCCCGGTCAATGCCATTATTAACCCCAGAAACGTCAATACCAACGATTATGATCATATAAACGGACTTACATTATTAACTCCTGCATCTGGTACTACCTATTTGTTATTAGACGATATTGGTAGCTTTAGTAATCCACAAGGCGCGGTGGGCTGGAGAGGGGCAGATGGTAAAGATTTGGTAGCCCACGCTAACGATATTATACAATATAATGGTTCGCATTGGGTAATAGTATTTGACAGCCGACTCGTTAATCAAGTACAATATGTAACAAACCTGACAACAGGAATTCAATACTTATGGGAAAACGGACAA